AAGGATCCGGCCACATTATTACACGGTCGCCCTACGGCGTTTTTATGAGGCCCAAAGGCGGAAACGTTTTGGACGGGGAATCCTCCGGGGAACCAATGGTTCGTTTTATCGGTCCCCCCGTTGACATCGTTCGTTATTCCGGGGAGGCCTGGGAAACCCTTTTGAAAAAGGCGGAGGAAGCGTTGCACCTGAATGTTATCGACGAGGCTCAATCCGGCGTTGCAAAGGAAATTGACCGGGAGGATTCGTTCATGGTATTGACGAAAATCAGTAACAATATTTTTGATGAAATCATTTACCGGTCGTTATTGTTCATTGAAAAATATCGGAATGTTTTGAATCCGATGGAACCCATCATTGTCAAACCCATTTCATTTTCAATGAAAACGGAAACGGATTTGATCGACGAAATCAATAAATTGAATGAGAAAAACGCGCCGGTTGCATTCCTGGTTGAAACAACAAAGGACCTTGCAAAAAAACGTTTTTCCGGAAACAAGTCAATTTCCCGAATGGTTGAGGTTTTGGTTTCTTACGATCCGATTTACCACATTAACACAAAGGATAAACAAATATTGGTTCAATCCGGAACGATTAAAAAGGACGATTTGATTAAGTCCCTTTTTGCTTACAAAACCCTGTCGAAACTGGTTGCCGAAAATGGAACGGTTTACCTGGAAAAAGGATTGAACGAAATATTCGCCGATTTGGATTCGGAAATTCAACCGATTATTGACAGTTACAACGCGCAACCGGTTATTACTATTTAATGGCTGAATTCAACCGGCAAACCCTTGAGTTACTTTCCGATAAGGAAAAATTGATCCTGGAAAAGGACGATCAATTCAATTCCAATTGGGATCCGATCGAACAAAAAATTTATTCCACGGTGAAACGGGAAACGAACAAATTCGTTACGGAGGAAGGCCGGATATTGTTCGATGATAAAAATGTTATATTGATTTCAGGATTAACTCCGATAATTGCAAAGGCAATCCAGGAAACCGATTACCCCGGAAAGGTTATCAATTACGTTGCCGGGTTTGAACAAATAAGCAAGTTTAACGAATCCGTTCACAAAGATTTGAACGATTTAACGACGAAGGAATTGGAAAAATTCATTAACCCAATGCAACGTCAAAATGTACAAATAACTTTAGAAGGTTTAACCGGAGCGGGGATCAATACCCAATTTATAGAACCCCTGAAACAAGGAATTTACAAAAACATTGTTGCGGGATCAACAATCGAGGATTTGGATAACTATTTGCAATCATTTATCAAATCTAATCCGGAACGAATGGGACAATTCAAAAAGTATTCGACGCAAATTGCCATGGATGCCTTATCCCAATACGACGGGCAAATAAACGCCCGGATCGCGGAGGAATTCGGATTGGACGCGTTCCGTTATGTGGGATCCCTTATTAAAGATTCGCGGCCACAATGTCGCCGTTGGGTTGCAAAGGAGGTTTTATTATTAGATGAACTTGAATCGGAATTAAATTGGGCCTACACAAATGGTTCAGGAATGATAGCCGGAACAACGCCTGAAACGTTTACTGTTTACAAAGGAGGTCACAGATGCCGACACCAGGCAATCCCGTTCAAGTTGACCAAATCGCAAAGGGCGGAATTGGGATTGAATTAAAATTGCCTATTTTTACGGAAACCAAAACCGATGAAAAATTTGAAGGTCCGGAACACCAAAACCGGAAATATTCGGGAATTGACCGAAACGGCGGTTAAATACCTGAAAAAACATAACCTATGGGTTAACCTGGAAATCCTCCCGGATCGTTTACCCGAACAACCAGTTTATATTCCCCCGGCTCCGGAAGTTACGCCGGAACCCCAAACCGATTCCGAACCCGAACCAGTTAAACGCGGCCGAAAACCAAAAACCGAAATACAATGAAAAACCTTGAAACCTTTCTGAAAAAATTAGGCGTGAAATCCGATGTTATCGGAAAACTTGCGTCCGACGATGAAATGAACGTTGACGAATTCGTGAAATCCTATCAATCCCAAATACGGGAGGTTATCGCGAACGATCCGGATTTTATTCAGCCGATTAAGGATGAAATTCAGGGAACGGTATTGGGTAAAATCGAACATAAGGTGAAAAAGACATTCGGCCTGGATCCGAACGAAATCAAAGACAAAAAGTTCGACGATATTATTTCCCTGGCTTACGAAAAAACCCGTTCAATGTCCGCGGCCGGAACGGAGGAATTACAGGCCAAATTGATGGAAATGTCAAAAGAAAATAAACGGTTGATTGAGGAGGTTATTCCGGCAAAGGAAAACGAAACAAAATCGTTTATTAAGCAATTCAAATTGGGTAACGTTCAATCCTCTAAATTGAGCGGAAAAAAATTGTTGGTTGGAACAAACGTCGCATTACCGGCAATAGAGGCGAAATTCCGCGAACTGAAATGGAACCTGGACATTGACGATTCCGATAACGTCGTTTTGAAAACCGCGGACGGGTTGAACGTACTTTCGAAAGACGGCACGAAGGTTTTAAATTACGACGAGGCATTGGATTATATTATTGGACCGGATCATTTGAACCTGGTTGTTCAATCGAACGGAACTCCGAACCAGGGGCCGCAAAAACCGAAATCCAGTTTTGAACCGAATATTCAAAAACCGGCTCCGAACCTTCCGGGATTGGCGAAGGCGCGCGAAAACGCTGAAATAATGAAAAACATTCGGACGTTCGGACAATAATTGTCCCTCTTAATAGATCCCCCGCCCCGGTTCATCCGGGGTTTTTTTTTGGACAAATTTTGGACAAATATTTCCGGATTTTCCTTTTTGGGAAAATTGATTTCAATCCCGAAAAAATATTTTCCGGAATTTGGATTATTCCGATTTTTGGATTTACATTTGTTCCGGGCCGGCGGGCCGTAAACGCAACCGAGGTCGCCCCCTTTAGGGCAATTCGGGGAAATCGGATCCCAAAACCGAATCGTTCACATTGTGGACCGTTCCGTTTTGGGAATTTTCGTTTACGCCCCTGGCAAAATCAAATTATTCTAAAAACTAAAAACAAAAAAAATGGCTTACACCGCAGGATTATGTTCATCGATTCAGGTGAATTTGAACGACGTCGCCGGGACAAACGCGCCCGCGCTCGCACGTCAAAAAGTAGGAACAATCGACGGTTTGATGTCCGACGTTAACCGCGCCGGATTCACCGCTGAAATCGTTCCGACAAACGGCAAATTCCGCGCCGTTCAAATCAATTACATTGGACAGGCTTGCGACGGGGACGTTGTTACCAGTTGCGCGGCCAATTGTAACGATGAGGTTGAACCGGCTCCGCAAGAACAATTGATTACGGAATTTTCGTGCGCTAAATACAAAATGGCGTTCGATGAAAACGAAATGCGTAAAATTTGCGAAGCGGATAACATTTGGGTTGCCCAAAATATCATGCGTGCAATGAACGCAATTAACGTTAGCGTTGACAAGGCAATGATTGCTCTTTTAAATACAAACTCCGGTGGATTGTCAAGCGGTCCCGGTTCATTGTCAATTCCTTTCTTTACAACTGCCGGCCTGCCAAATCCGATGGCGTGGGCGCAAATCCTTTCCGAATTTGACGCTCAAGGCGCAAGCGGCGCACCAATCATTGTTGGTGGTCAACAAGTTGATTTGTACGCAAAGGCTCAATCGATTGCGTGTTGCAATACCGTTGCCGGAATGGATTTGTCACAAGGCGCGGGAACGGCTTTCTTTTACTCCGATCCTTCAATTAACACCGTAGCAAGCGCAACAACCGCTTACGCATGGGCGCCCGGTGCGGTTCAAATGGTAACATGGAACAAATATTTGGGCGATTACGCGAAACGTAACGATTCGTTTGAACACGGAACAATTGTTGATCCGTTTACCGGCCTGGTTTATGATTTGAAAACCAGTTACAATGATTGTACGGAAAAATGGTACGTTGAATTGGCTCTGAATTGGGCGCCTATTTTCATGCCGACCGCACTTTGTGTTGATGCCGGTGCAAATATGTTGATCACAATCGAAGATTGTTCCGCCGGTCCGGTTGCTTGCCCTCAAGCCTAATCAATTGAATTTGGGGGGCGGAAAATCCGTCCCCCTTACCCCTAACCCATAAAAAATAAAAAAAAATGGCTATTTGCAATTCAAGTTGCGCGCCGGCATTACCGGCAAGTTATACGGGGGGATGTTCAATCATTACCCGTCCCGGAGGAATTAAGCAATTCG